CTTAAACTTCCTCTTTTTGAGGAGAGAGTAGCTATCGAGTAGTGCGTAATAGTAATCCATGTGTTATATTATAGCAAAAATACCCAACCCAGAAGTATCCAGGCTGGGTATTTTACAGTCCAGTATTAATTAATTATAGTTTAGAGAGCCCTAGCTGTCGAAGGCATCGGTCCAGCATCGGCACTATCATGCTCCATGAAATCATATTTAAAGGTCATCTCAATAGTATTAAAATCATTAGTCCCATAATTAAATTCAGCACTCTTCCAAGAAGTGGGGAATACTCCAAACAACCTAGTTTCCATTAGAGGTTGGCCTTGAGCATCCAACTGAGTTAATATTGCGTGAGATGCTTTAAAAGGACCAGCGTTCCCATTGAACTGACCAGTGACAGGGTTATAAATACTAGCGAACCATCTCCAAAGTTGATTAGCAATTCGTGGGTTATACAGATTATCAAAAGTTACTGAGAGATCTTCAGGGGTTGCCCTACCTGGATAGAAAACCTTATCGTTGACCCTCATAACTTCGATAGGTTCAACGGAGAATCCTAAGTTGCCTACAGACTTGCAAGCCAACGTAAGAGAGTCCACTCCCATATCAGCCAAGTCTTGTGGCATAGTAAAGTGCATCTCAAATTGATATGCTCTAACTGAATCTAAGCCTTCTGAAATAACAGGAAGTTTGCCGTCACCTAAGTTCTGTCTATGCGCCTGCTTTCCTCTGCTCGTAAAATATGCTTCTGTTGCCATTTTTATATGTCTCCTATAGGCTCCCTAATTGAGCCGATTGGTTGGTTAGGTTAAGTTCAAAGATAACTACTTCTGCGGTCTTAGTAGGCTTAATAAGAACTTTACACCACATTTCGTTTCTATCAACCCTTACTGGAGTGTTGGTTGTTTCATCACACACCACCTTGAACTCCGTAATACCCCTGCGATTTGCGATATCATTTAGCATTGGGTTAATTAAAGATTCAACTCTTGCCCAGGTGAACCTATCATTAGGCTCGAAAACTAGACGTTGCGTTGAAGCGAGAATTTGCTTCTTAATATAGATCATCATACGCCTAATATTAATTCTATCTAGCGCAGTAGGCTCTCTTTGGGCAGTTCGTTGTCCAAAGATCACAATACCACGTAGAGGGAAGTTAACGATTGGGTTAAGAACATTCCCGCCAGAATACATTGAATCTCTATCACCTTGATTCAGAATCACTTCCACATCTGTAGGCTTAGTTAACCTTCCTCGGACAAAACCTGCGGGAGCAAACCACGGATCAGAAACATTATCTGTGTAGGTCATCTGCCTCGCCCCGTAAATTTCAGGAGCCAGCCAACGATCTTTGCCATCAAAGACCTGGAATACCTTCAACCAAGGCCAATAAATAGCCCCATAAGAACTATTAACAGCGGCAGTTCGTGTCGTAGCAAAACCATTACTCCAGTTGATAGCATCTCCTGTAGTTCCTGTTGCATAAGGGGGAGAGATCAAAGCTATAAAGTTACTAGTAGCTTCAGCTTTAGTAATCAAAGCGTTTTGAACTGACGCAAGATCTCCAACACCAGTTCCTGGAGCTAGAGCTATAGAAATATTAAGAACGTCATCATCCAAAGCTTCTATACCCGTCTTTCCACCATCAGATGCGGTAGCACCTATCACTTCTGTTGCTACTAAGGCATCCGTATTTGGGACTCCATCATCACCAGCAGCAAAATTATTAGTCCCTTGAACGAACTTAATAAATCTAGGATTAGAAGTTGTCACTCCTGATCCACCATAATCTCCACTCCAAGTTCCCGCACCTACTAAACTAGCTAAAGGTTTTTCAAAGGAAGTAAGAGCAGTAGGAGTTACATCAGCCCATAGCCCAGTAACCAGATACCCCGTAAAGTAATCAGAGGTTTTCGCATTATAGCTAGTACCAATAGTGGTTTCTACATAAGCTCCACCCGAAGTCATGGTGGTCTTAAAGTTATCAACAGCTACCCCTAGATCATTCAAATCTTCTGTAGTAGATTCCCCACCGTTAACTTTAACTTCAAAGGACATACCGCTTGTAGACCCATCGGGTGTGGTGCCTGTGTTATAACCTGATCCAGGCCAAAGACTTTGAACTAGATAGGCGACACTATTAGAATTATAAGTTTTCGCCATAGTAACACCAGAAGTGGTGAGAGAGGCAGCAGCATCAGGCTCAGGAACACCACCATTAAGGTCCACTACATGGAACATTTCTAGTGGTTTATAGGTGCTTCCCCCTGCTGCGGTATACCCAGCACTAATCTCTACAGTAGCACCAGACCCAGCGGCTAAACCTACAATAAAGCAAGAAGCATCTACACCAGTAGCATCAGCAAAGACTCCAATCCTATCTGCATCCAGAGCCCCACCTAATACTTTTTGAAGACCTAGAGCAGTAGTAGCTCCATTAGAAGCCGAAGCAGTCAAGGTTCCTTTAGGAATGTCATAAGTCTTGGAATCAATCACAGCAGTACGGGCATCATCATAAACAGTAGCTATAATTCGTACATCAGAAGTTCCCAAATCTGCGCTTCCGATAGCGGACATCCCGATGTCGCCCGCTTCCGAAAGGGGATTGGTATAACTTCCACTCACTTTAAAAGTAGGACAACCTCCAATACTAGCAACGGCTGAAGCCTCAACAGCAGAGGTTGCTGCTACTCTAATAAACCGCATCGAGGTAGTAGTTTCTAAAATCTCCAAGGCACCTTCAAGTGCTTGTCCTTTAAGACTTTCAGTGGGCTCACCAAAAGTATCAACCAACTGCTGTTGGCTAGTGATTAGTGTAGCTTTCTCCTGGCTCCGTCCTGCAATAGGACCTCTAGAAGCAAACCCTACTATTCCAACTACTGACGAATTAATGGTCGGTGGATAATCCGATATATCTCTTTCTATTACGTAAACACCTGGGCTAACAAAATTGGGCATCTAAATTCTCCTATGCATTTCTGATTGTAATTAGCCGTCGTTCTTCGTATCTAATTACATTGTCGGTAATATATGAAGCAGGAATCTGGACAGACTCACTCGGCTTTAAGTAATAGTGTTTAACCCCTGCTTCCGTTCTGAAAGGGAGGCTCCAGCTTTGTAAACTCGTGTTCATTATAATCTTCATAATACTCTGCTCCTATATATGTACTCTATTTATCAACATTTTTTATCATTTATTTAATAGATTGTTGTATCCATATTAAATTCTTCTATTCTACCAGTAGAAGTGATAAGAAATTGAGGATTAGGGATATAAGCTTCCAAACTAATGGTAAACGATTTTCTCAAAATCCTGTCCTCTCTATCCCCAGCGTCCAGAGTGGACTCGTCAGCTTCGCTTTCCATAAAAGCTGACGCTACATTTGTGTATGGATTTTTTATAACCAAATGAGGATTAAATAGTAACCTAACTTGTTCTACAATTTGATCCATATTGCTTTTATACTTAGTCCAAATATTAATCCCGTAAGAAATATTAACAGGGCGGGGGGCTAGACTTATCACCCTGAAAGCTCTCTGTTTCTTCTCACTCCAATACTTCTCCACTACTAAATTGGGGGAATTTCTCCTTCTAGTATCATCATTGTCTGAACTTTCTTGGTCAATGGATATTACGGGAAGAATTATATTGTTCTCTTGGTGAAGTTTAGCTATAGTCCTTTCTGGGTTAGCATGAATACATTTGATGTTTGTTACTTTATCTTCTGCATTTAGATAAGACAAAGTTCCTAATGTAGAAATAATATACCGTAAGGATTCTTTATAAAAAAATGGAATCTTATTCTCTTTAGTGGTACGCAAAGCAATAACATCTCTTGCCCAAACATGTGGATCTATAGAAGAAAAAGAAGGAAAATCACCTGTAGCTGTGTACTCATTTACTTTGGATGAATCATTAAATGCCATCGTAACTATCCTCCCATGATTCAATAGAAACGGGTCTTCCCACCTCTTCACTTACTTCAGTAAGGGGAACATCCTGCACATCAGCAGAATCCCTGAGAAGTTTAGCTGCACATACTAGGTGGTAAACTCCATAAATTTCAAAGCTATCTTCTTGAACCTCAAAGATTTCATACCTTTGGTTCTGAAACCTCGGCTGTATAACGTCTCCAGCTTTCACCTCATCTCTTATCTTTTGTTCAATATAACTCTTATTAAAAATAAAGATCTGATCATTAGTTAATTCTATACCAAACTGAGTAAGATTTTCCTCTAATACCTTAGGCTCGTAATGACCATAAACTATAATGGGTTCTTTAGCTATAGGTTTATTTCTCTCTTCCATATACACATCATCATACTCACTTTTCGAACGCATGTAAGGATAGTATAATAATGGGG